AAGAAAAGTATCTTCAGTTACTCTTCCCAAGCTTGTTTCTGTTCCACGTGCTGCTTCTAAATTCCTGGCCAGATCTTCATTTGAAATCTTTCCCCTGAATCCTTGTGCAATATTGGATGGTCTCATGGATGCTATTCCTGCACCAGCCGCACACCTATACCACCCCCGCGCAATCCAGATATAGCACTATTCATTAATCTGCTTTCATCTTCGCCTTCATATTGCAAACCACCCATCAAAGCAGATTCAGCAGCTCCATATTTGGCGCCAGTTTTCCCAGCCTGTGCAATAGCACCTAAATATCCAGCGCCTTTAATAGGAGCCTGAATTGCCCCCCCTGGCATACCTAATCCACCTAAGAGTACATCAGAACCAATAGAGCCAGCTAATGTAGATTTTGGATTGACTGCCAAACTGGCTTCATATTCTTGTCTATTAGCCATGGCGCGTCTATCCAAGTTTTCTTTATATTGTTGTCTATTTTCTTGGAATGGTTGATATTCTTCTGCCATGTCTGGTGCATACATGCCTAATGTTGGATTCATTTTAGACAACATTTGTGCTAATTGCTCTATACCATGTCCATATCCTTTTAAATTGGTTTTAGCGCCTATTCCAGCTGATTGAATATAGCTCGGATTGTTTTGTTCAATAGGTTCAAATTCATCCCAATTGAAATTATTGGAATTTGTTGGTTCTGATTTTACTTCTTCAAATTGATCCCAATCAAACACGCTTGCCTCCTGCTTTTATGGCATCTTGAACCCTATCTTCTGGGACAGATACTACCTTTCCGTTAGGAGCTTGGATTTTCACGAATGACGATCCTTCACGTTTTGCCGTTTTTGGCATATCAACTTTTATCTCATAGGTTGGATCTTTCAATACTCTCGCAGCATTCTCCGGCACATAGAAATCTTTCCATGATGAATAATCTAGAACAGGATTCTTTTTTCCTTCTTTTAATGAAGGACGAGAATAATTATAACTAGACCAGAGTTGATTAGTTTGTGTAGGTGAGTAACCTTGGGCCAAACCATATCTTTTGAATTGCTCTTCTTCAGCTTCCCTCTGCATAACGGCAGAAAGATTGTTAGATATTGCATCAAAAGATTTCTCATCCAAAAGAGCGCTTGGCAGTCGTTTAGACATTTGTTCATAATCTTGAATATTAATATGACCTTTTTGCAATGCTTTTAACATGGATGCTTGCAAAGTCCCAACGTTTTTTTCGAGAATCTGAGCATCAGCACTTTTAAATGCACCCCCAAAAACGTTTTGTTTCTGTCCAGCTACTGGGCCTTTCCAATCAAGATTGTCATAGGCTTTTTTAGCTTCAGCTAGCGATGATAATCCAATCTGCGCATCCCTAGTCTGATCGGGAAGTTCTGTATTTATTTGCTTTCCTAATTCCTGTTCATTTAAGCTTTGTCGTTCATATGCAGCTCTTTCCCAGGGAGGAATTGAAGCCCATTGAGCCATGGCCTGCTTGTATGCAATGTCATTTCGAGTTATTTGAGGCTCCAATGCAGCCATTTCCCCATAATATGGAGCTTGCGCACCTGATTTCTGAACTTTATATTTATTAAGTTGATTAGTGAGTTCAGAATTTAATAAATCTTGCTGAGCCATTTGTCCCGCATATGGTACTTTTGCCTGATTCAATTCATTCTCAATTCTTTGTGCTCTTCCCTGAGTCAATCCTTTATAGGTTCCAAGCGCGGCTTCCAGCGCTGTCTGCATTGGATTATAAGGCGCAAAATGTAAATTAGGTATTGGTCCAGCCATTATCTCATCCATCCATTCTTGCCGTAATTGCCCCAGTCATAATTTATCTGGCTGGAAGGCGCTTGTGGCGTTTGTCCCATACCATTAGTCAAAGCATCCGCAGCCATTCCACCCATTGGGCCGCCCAAGGCATATCCAGCAGCAGTTAGACCAGCTCCCAAAACACTACCAAACATATTATTTTGACTTTGAACATTTCCGTAAGCCAAATCAGCTTGATTTCCGTAAACATTACCCAATCCTGAGGCCAACTGATTAGTAGCATCAAATCCAGTATCAAATAATCCCTGAGTACCGGTTAAACCTTGATTAAATAGATTCTGATTTCGGTTGTAATAATTACCATAATCTTGATTAGCCAGACCCTGTGCAATCTTCTGCGCTTCAGTTTGATGCTGATTAGTACCCAACATACCACCCCGCGCGGAAGCCATATCAGCCGCATTCAAGCCCTCTTGGAGCTGATATTGATAGCCTGGCGACTCTTGGAAACCTTGCCCTAGCATGGCTTGCATTGCCGCAGGATTGCTTAGAAGCTGTGAATATTGTTCTTGTAATGTTGGCATAGCCTCCAATCCGGCATTTCTATAGGGATCGTATTGTTCATGCAGCATGGGCTCCATCTGATCTAAATAACCATGGACATCATCCATGTCTTCTTCACCCCAGCTAAACGGGTTATACCATGACATAACTTCTCTCCTATACCGGCGTCAATGTGAATTTATACAGAACGCCATTGATAAAAATATTCGCAGAATCTGGGTCATTCAAAGTAAAGTTGTAAAACATATTTGAATTCGATTTGGCAGCTTGTTCTGGTCCCATTGCAGCAATACCCTGTAACTCAGTAATTTGACTCTGTGTCAGCTGAGGAAGCTTATAACCCTCATTAGACACATTTAATTGTAGCTCAGTTAATAGCTGCGTCATAATATTTGCCCATTCAGGGGTCAGATTTCCATTCTTGTCAGCTATAGGAGTCTGTATAAAGTTAGGAATATTCATTAAGCACTCTCCTGCTGTATAGGTCTAGCCTCGAATACGCCATCAGATACGGTGACACGTGTCTTGCTCCAGAATCTGAATTGGCATACCAAATCATTGACCGCACCCATCCGATAGAAAATCATGCGATTCTTACGGTTCCCTTGTGGATTCATGAATTTTGTAATGAAGCTACCGAATGTCTGTCCACCATCTTTAGATATAGCCATATCAACTCTGGGGACATAGGGCTGCAATACTGCTTCAGTAGATAAAAACTCTCCCACATAACCTGCGGGCTGTTCTTCTGAGAGGACTACACCACCCTCGGTTGTTATGTAGAAGAGTGAACTTTCTTGATAAAATGGATCTACACCTTGCTCAATCGTAAACGTCAAAGCACCACCCACAAATCTACTACTATCAACTTGCCTAAAATGATTGCAATAACGAACCCTGGGGATCTCATATACACCACTAATAGGTAAATTTCCTGGAGGGACACTAGGTATAGTGTAATCATACTGCGTGAACTGCGAGTCAAGCTGATATATTGCCCCATCAGTTCTTAAGCTTGTGAAGTAATAAGTGTTGTTATAAAAGGCTACAGCTTCCGCAATATGGAAGTTCATATTCTCATCGGTAACATAAAAGAACTTTTGAGTATTAAAGTCATATATTAAAGAAAAGTTATCTACAGGATTAAAGAATGTTATTTGATAGAAGACATGGCCATCAATCTTATAGAAGAAGGCATAGGAATCTTGTGGAAATTCGACCGCAGCCAATCTGAAGTCAATGCCATCAGTAGATAAATGTTGAAAAGACCCGCCAGATGAAATCATGATGATTGGGCCTGATTTCTCATTAATGCCAAGCCATGCTACATATTCATCCATAGCAGCGATGGTGGTTGAGCTCACACAGCCATAATCGATAGACACTGAGTTACTGCGCTGATAAGGGAATAGTTGGTTACCGTTGTCATACCATATTTCCGTGACCGTATTCCCAAATACGTAGACTAGGTTTCCCTTACCAGGCGCACGTAACACGGCTACAGCGTTTGTTGGTTTTGTCTGAATAGATGCAAAGACCGATACCCCTCCAGCTCCCCAAAGCCAATTAAGGCCATTGTTGGGCTGTGATAAGAACCAATTAGCAGATTCCTTATTAGGGACAATAAAATATCCATCATGATATGTGACATAGGAAGGGACAACCATCAAACCAGTTTCTTGGTCTATTGGAAGCACTGCTATTTGTGCTGACAAAGTTTCCCAATTATAAATCCATAAATTCAATCCATCGCATATTGCTATTTGATTTGCTATGTTCTCATCGATTGATATGTCACCTGTGAATGTGTCGAGTGTAAAAATAGCTTCTGCATTTAATGATCCGATTGGCCCTGAAACTCTAAATACAGTGTTGGCTATGATGACTATCATGAAGCCACCACGAGCACTCGAATAGATACTCCGCCCCACATTTCCATCGAGCAAAGTTAATGCTTTCTTGTAACCGGGAGTTTGTACCAACCAATTATCAGAAATCATCATATTGTAGGTTTGTTCTGTATCTATCTTTGGGTTTCTGCCAAACGTGTTGCTTCCCACTATCTTGAGCGTTGCATCTGATTTAAGCTCTTGCTGGGATGGAAACATTATCAATCCTCAATTAGGGAATAGAAGTAAAACCATGCCCAATATTTGCATCAGCATATTGAATGCCTGTATGTTGGGTGAAATATTCCATCTTGCGCATGGTTAAATCCATAGGGCTTGTATCTCTGATGTGGTTCTCGAATGCCTGAAGTTGTTTATAAACAAAGGGCGGAGGCACAACTTGGTACCATTCACAGAGATATTCAGCCAAACCATACATGATGTAATCAATATAGAATTGGTCGTAAATTAACGATAAATCTTGGTTTAATACTGTGCTCATTAATGAGAATTTTGCGCTCATTATGAATGCATAGTTATCTAATGGTGCGTAATAGATATATACATTTGCCCCGCCATATACGCGTTCCATATGCCATTGGTAGGGGAGTGTTTGAATATTTTCAACACGGCCAGCACCGAATTGGACTTGGCGTGTAACTTCTACCATGGGGAAACGTACTGGATCTCCAGAATTCGGTTGATTCAAGAAGAAAGCTAGCGTGGGAAGAAATATTGTTGTTGTCCGGCTATAAAGTTTCCATTAACTACTTGGTAATAGGGAATGAGCCCGGTATCTGCGGATTTCATAGCTAGGAAGCTATTCAATCTGAATAATCCATCATTTAATTGTTCGTTGGTAACTGTTTCCAGTCCACGAGAAACAATGCCTGACAAATAATAGGCATTGGTGATCAACATCTGAGATGTATAAGGCATATTTCCTCCTATAAGGAAGGGGCTCAGCATGCAGGCTAAGCCCAAACCCTATAACCCCATTAAACGGGGAATGCGATCTGCATCAAATATTCACCAGGAGCTGTTTTACCCCAGATGACGTCATTGACATAGCATAATTGGTTTTGTCCAAGTACCGCACCGTAGGTCAGACGCAATGAAACGCCGGTATCGGCATCCATTTCGTTACCTGTATAGAACGGAGATTGGTCAGGCAATCTTGGCATAGCCAAGTACAATGCATCGCCACCAACAATCAAACCGCAACGATGGTCAGGCAATACTTTCAATTGCATGCCAGCTACCACGTTGAACGAGATGTTTTGGTTTGCATTGCCAACAGTTGCGCACAACGGAGGATTGATGTTAACAACTACCAAACCGCCGCCATCAGAAGCATCATCAGCAGTCGCTTGAATTTGCACTTGCAGAGTAGTAGGTTTATGACCAATGAACGTCAAATAACGCATGTTAGGCTGACCTGTTACACCATCAATGAAATATAGATTGTCATATTGCTTGATTGCATTTGGATCACTTGCAGTTGCACCAGACATAGTTAGTTGCGTAATATTGTTACCCGTTGGATCGTTAGTCGAAACAACCGTTAAAGTTTGGCCAAGATTACCAACAGTACCTGCGAAATGAGTAGGCAATAGGTTAGATTGATAGAAGCTTACGCCCATCCAATCACCCACCAACCAGCTATTAGCCATTTCTTCGTTACGATCTAAAACGAATTGATTTAGACCTGAGTTAACGATTTGTGGAACAGCGATATCTGATAGGTAAACCTTAATTTGATCTTTAGTCACACCGTAGGTGCGGAATTGAGCCAACATATTTGCCAATTGACCAAAGCTGTTGATTTGAGTTACGCCATCACCGAAGAAGCGATAAGGTTGTGTTTCTGCTAAACCAGCAACATCAGATTCAACTTCTGTAGCCAATTCCATAACAGCGCCTTTACCAACGCGCATCATATAGTCTTCTACGTTGAAGATCATTTGTTGCGAGGTGTAAGCGTAGGAAGTATTTTGAGCTTGGTTCACAGTCAAAGATTGAAGTCT